GTTGACTTGTCGCCGCCAAAGATGCCAGCCAGGGGCTTGCCGGCAGGGCCTAGGAACGATTCAACCAGTGAGTTAACCCCGTAGTCGATCAGTTTCCCGCCGACGCGCTGGCCTGCCTGGCGGAGCGCTTCGCCCGGCTTTTCGCGGTTCGCAATCGCCTTCAACGGGCTGGAAAGCAAATCGCTCGCCGTGCTGCGCGCCATGTCGGCGCCTTCGATGATCTTCCGTTGCTGGCGATTCAATTCCTCTTGCGCCTGGGCCGCTTTGCCTGCCGCCGTCGCATATTGTTCGATCGCGCCGGCCATGTCCTTTGTGACGACAAACCCGCGTTGCTCGATATCGAGGCGCATCCGCTGCGCTTCGGTCTGCTTCACGATTTCGCTTGTGCTCTTGCCGAACGTCGACCGCTGGATATCGAGCATTGCGACCTGGCGCTCGATTTCCTTGTTCGCGCGATCGATGCCGGGAAACCATGCCTGCGTATAGCGCTCCTGACGCTCGCGTTCCTTGTCCGACATGAGAGTGCCGGTGCCTTGCGTACTCTTGCCGGTAACGGTCACTTCTCGCGGGCCGCCCTCCTGCATCGCAAGCCGCTGCGCTCGGGCCCCCACGGGTTCGATATGCCAGGGCTCATACTTGCGTCCCGGTGCGCGCGTCAGCATGGGGAAATTCAGGCCGAATTCCGATGCCCTGCGGTGGGCTTCCGCTTCCGCCTCTGAGGATGCAAACCCCAGATCGGCGGCAAGACCGAATTCGTGGTTGGAACTGCCCGGAGGCGCTGCGAGGTTAGGCTTGCGGCGATAGGCATCCGCCTGTTGCGCTCGGGTCCGGAATCCATCGGTAATCGACAGACCTGGAATGGCCGCCATCATCTTCGAGAGGCGATCGGCAAAGGAATCCGCCAATCCATTGATCTTTGATCGGGCCGCATCGCCGGCAGGCACGGACCCGGACGCCAGAACGTCGGTCTGCCGCGCCAGGTCGCGATATTTGATGTCTAGTTCGCGATCGATCCTCTGCCGATCGCTCATGCGCGCCGTGCCGACCATATCGGACACGGCCTGAGAATTGTCGCGGAGTAGCTTCGTCGCCTCTGCCATGGCGATAGCACTGGCGCGCATCGCTTCTGCATTGGCGGAGACTGCTTTCGTTCCGTCCGCCAGGACGCCGTTGCGAATGCGCTCTTGCTCTACGGCAAGGCGTTCGCGGCCGTGCGCGCCATGATGCCGGCGGCGGCATTGTTTCCATCCCGAACGATCGCATCATTTGCGGCTTTGATGTAAGACAGGCGAAGATTTTCAGCCTCGATTGCCTTTCTGACGGCTGGCGCGGCGTCTTCCATCGCCTTCGCCCAAAGGCCCGTATCACTGGTCAAATCAGCGGCCGGCGTGCCGATGATACGCGCGGCCATCGCCTTCGCACCATATGGGCGGATATCGGCCGTTTGGGTATGAATATTCTGGCTTTTCAAGCCGCGCTCGAGCGACTCCAATGCCGTCGGCGCGCTGAGATCGCGACCTAGCCTGTTGAAGAAAAGAGACGGGAAATTCGACGCCGCTTGCAATGCCTTGCCAAATGCGGACGTCGTATCGGTCGTCTTTTTCAGGGCCGCGTCATATTCGCGGAACAGGATCGCGCGGGCGCCCTCGAGATCGCCAAGTGCCTGCGCTCGCCTGATCTGCTGTTCCACCTCGAAGCCGAACACGCCAAAGCGCTTTCCAAGCTCCTGCGCACCCTTGGCCGGATCGGCAAAGGCCCGCGTTAGCTCGTCGATCGCGGCGGATTTGTCGAGTCCGACAAATGCGTTGCTGAATCGGTTCGTCGACCCGAGCATTGCGCCGGTCATCGGCGCCGATATGCCGGCTCCGCCATAGGATCCAGCGGCGGCGAAACTTTCGGAAACGGAGAGGTTGCCGCCGCGCGTCATCGCGATCTTGGCGAGCGTGCCCGCCGTCATTCCGCCAGCCGCGCCGGCGCCGTTCAAGGAACGGGTGAGGCCATCTATTTTGTTCTGCCATTCCGCCCATGCAGCGGCGCCAGTGACGGCAACACCCACAAGCGTACCGCCGACAAGCCGCGCGGGCGTGAGGATGCTGGAGATAGAACTGCCAATACCTTTGAGCGCCCCGATTACGCCGCCATTACCGCTCTGCAGAACTTGCAATACCTGGCCGCCCTGCTGGGTCATAATCGTGAATGGTGACTGGCCCATGGCGATGCCAGAGACGATGTCATTCATCTGATAGCCGAGGTTCGTCCAAGCGGCTTTATTTAGCCCTATGGATGCGGTGCTCAGCTTGATACTATCGACTTGGGCGGCAAACCCTGCCTTTGTCCTCTGTATCGCAGAGGCGTGCTCACCAGCACTTATAGCCCCGGTTCTGTATGCTGTGCTGATCTCCGCCAGCGTCGACTTGTATTGCTGGCCAGCGGCGAAGAGAGGATTATATTTCGCCCTGAGCCGGTCCAGCTCGTTGCCATAGGCCGCGATATCAGCCGCGCGGGATGCCATGCCTCCGCCTGAAACGCCCGTTACGGCATCGATGCGCTTCTGGATATCAACATAACGGGCAACAGCCTGTGACGCCTGATCTGCGGCAGCACGAATCGTCTGCATACCGGCCGCCGACCTGGTCGATGCCTGCTCAAGTCTCGATACCGCATCGGCCGCTGGTTTCGCGGACGCGGCCATGCGGTCAAGCGCTTCGGTAGCCGCCTTCGGCCCCGACGTGTCGACCGCAATGTTGAGTGCCGCGATATCCGCCATCTATTTGGCCTTGCCTTTGGCTTTGGATTTGAGCGTCCTGAACACTTCCAGGACGTTGTTCTTTGTCGCCGGGACCGTGCCGGGGGTCTGCTCCGCATCAGGATCGGAGCCATCGCCGAAACAGAGTTTCAGCATCTCGACCTTGCCCTCATAGGCGAGCTCGAGAGCCCAGATTGATGTATCGAGGGTTTCGTCTTCGGTGAGGCCAAGCCATCCCATCCCGACCTTAAATAGATGGTCGAGGTATTCGGTATGGCCTAGCCTCTTGCCTACTTTCCCTTTGGGGGTTCCTTGTCCGCCTCAGCAGCAGGATCGCGCCCGCCGTTCATCAGCCGAACGATGAACTGGACAGACGGCCCGATGAATTTATCGATCCCCTCATTGAAAAGGGTTTCTTCCATGTCGTTGATCTCGTCCGGCTTCGTCTTGCCGATGCCAGCGGAAATCACCATGACGATGGTGTTCATGTCGCCGTCCTGTATTCCGCGCAGGGCTGCCGTAAAGCCACCCCGCACGGTATTTGCAACCCGCGCCGCGCGCAGCGTGGGCTTCAATTCGAGGGTTTTCCCGCCGATTTCGACGGTGATATTTTCTGTCATTGCTTTTCCATGGATTGTGAGGCGCCGTCGCTTAATGCGCGGCGGTCTCGGTGATCGAGTTGGACTTGATGCCCAACATCGCCTTTGCCTTCACGACGTCATTGGGGCCGCCAATGTTCGTCGTGTAGGACATGACTTTGGCCTTGAAGATCAGCGTTGTCGGCACCGATCCGGTGATGTCGGCGTCGTCATTCAGTGTGATCTTGAAGTTGTAATCGTGGTCCGAATCCAGGGCGACGATCATCGCAGCCTGGCCGGCATCGCCGACGCTGCGGCCCAGATCGAGATTGATGTCGCCATCGTCGCGCTGTCCCTTGAACTTGCGGACGTTGCGATCACCGAGCGACGAGAACTTAATCTGGTCATAGGTGCGGCCGAATTCACCGATGCTGACGACTTCGGCGACTTCGGTATAGCTGTCGGAATCTCCGTTATCGGCAGTGGTGCCGATGAACAGTTTCGAGCCTGCTGCGGTTTGGACTTCGGACATAAGGGGGCTCCTTCTGTGTGCGCCTCACGGCGTTCACTGGCTGGGATGGGGCGTCGTCACGACGCTCCGGCGCGCTTGCCCATGGCGCGGATTTGTGAGGGCCTATCGGGCTTTCACCCGAATTTCAGTTTGACGCGGCGAAGCAGCGCCAGCGGACGGTGATTGGGCATTGAAGCCACTGAGGGTCCGCGTTGATGATGCCGGACCGCTCTGCCCAATCGATGATGACGATATTTCCGCCTTGGTGAAGCCTGGTGCCGGGGTTAAAGACTATCTTCACCGCATCGGCGGCAACCTCGACGGCTCCGGTTCCAACATTCGGCGGATAGAACAGATCGACCTGAAAATTGCCGACGTGCTGCTTGCTTTCTGCCGAGACGGAGAACGCCCTACCCATGGCCGGCAAT